AACCTTTGATTTTTTTCCAAAGTTTTTTAATCATGTTTCCTCCCATATAATCTTCATATGTTTTTATTACAATATTGTTACATATGTAACAACTACATTGATCGCATTTACGACCACAATGACAATCGTGTTTGCATTCAAAGCAAAACGTTTTCATTTTTTCTTTTCCTCCATTTCGTAAAAGAACTTATCTGTGTCCTCTGTACGCCATAGTTTATCATTTTCTACATTCCATTCAGATGTTTGCACTTTCCAATCAGGAGTGTTATCTTTCACAGTGAAAGAGGCTACGTTCCATATACATCGATTGTTTGGTTGTGCTGCATAGTTGCCATCTTCTAATGCAAGTATGTGAGCGCACTTATGTTCGTGCGGTATTTCAGAATGGTCTGCGTCTAGTATATTACTATCTGGATGAGCCCAGTCAATAGTAAATAAATATTGACCATAATGCCATTTTTTATCTTTTCCTATATATTTACCTGAGTGAGAAATTAAAAAATCCCAAGTAGTAATAGCAGGATAATAGCTGAAAGAATTCCAAAGCTGAAGTTCATCAAGTCTTCGTACGGGTACATCTTCGGGTTTAAATCCTCTTTGAATAAACGCTGAGATAGGTAGTCGATAATATACTGCACCATTTTCCATAATAGCATGAAATAATGTAGCGCGACCTGCAATAGAGCTAATACCAAAGATAACACAGTCTTCAACTTCTCCATGATGTTTTTTAAGATCATAAAGATATTCTCTTCTTATTTGTGCATACTGCACAGGAATGTTTGCATTTAAATAAGCCATAATTTTTAAAAATCTTTGTAATCGCTGTCAATTTTTCTATAATCATATGTTAATTCTTCTCCTTTTGCAATGTCACGTGTTGCTACACCTTCGTACGAAATATTCGGGTTATCTGAGTGATTTTTAAATTTTTCAAAATCTATACTTACATACAGATTATCAGAATTTAATGGCTCTTCGTAACTGTATCTCATAAAAAAATCTTTTATATTTTTAGGATAATTTAAAACTTCTTTATATGAAAATTTAACTTCAAATTTTTTTGCTAAATTAGATTCATAATCACAAACTAACTCTCCTTTTTTTATATTCTCATCTGCAAAAACACCAAGACCCTCTATATTACTTTCTTTTAATTTAACTTTTTTAATAATCATAGATTATTTTATTGTGCCCCAGTTAGGGCCTGATTCATAGTCCACTTTGTTTGGCACTTCTAATTGTACTGCAGACTCCATGATTTCTTTTATTTTATCCGCATTATTATCAACTGATATATCAAGTTCGTCATGCACTTGTATGTGTGGTATGATACCCTCTTTGTATAAATCAACCATGGCCTTCTTTGTCATGTCAGCCGCTGATCCTTGTATTAATTTATTTAATGCTTTGTATGTGAATGCTCTCTTGATCCCTGGTCCGTGTTCCGCGAGCGCTTCTTCATGTGGCAATGCTTTATGAATCCCAAACTGATTGGGCTCCCATAAATTAAATCTACATCTACGACCAAGTAAAGTTCTAACACGACCTTTGTCCTGGGCTCTACGCATGACACTTTCCATTAACATTTTTACAAAAGGGACTTTGTCATGGTACGTTCTAAATAGATCTTCAGCATCTTCTTTTGATACACCTAGTTCTGCTTGTAATTTATTTTTACCCATACCATAAAATAAACCAAGATTAATTGTTTTAGCCTGGCTTCTTGGTATGTTAGCCATGTCAGATACAATCTGGTGAAAGTCTGCTTCACCTTCGTTGTATGAATTTAATACTTCATCCACACCATAGAGTCCATCAAGACTAGCATAGTGTGTAACCAAACGTGGTTCTTGTTGTGAGTAATCAAAACAGCCCCACTGACAACCTTCTTCTGGTATAAATAACGATCTGATCCGTGGTCCAAGTTCCTTGTTCCGTGCTGGTATCTGCTGTAAGTTTGGATTGTTATAACTAAATCTACCGGTTACTGTACCACCACTATCTGATCTAATCTGATTTATCTCTGCATGTATTCTACCTTTATGTTGATGCTTTAGTATGGTATCAATAAATGTAGTATGAGATTTATTTATCTCTCTAGCACGAGCTATCAACTTTACCAAAGGGTGTGGATGGTTCTGCAGGAAGTTTTTAGTAAATGATGGAGAATGTGTTTTGGCAGTTAGGTCGTATGGTAGGTTCAGTTTTTGAAAGACTTTCTCAATTGAACGTGCAGCCCATATTTGAACATCTACTGATGTTTCTATTTTTACTTTTTGTAAGCATTCTTTTTCTTCTTCTATTAATTGTTTCTTCAATTCATATGCTGCTTCAGTATCTACACGCACTCCTAAGAAACGCATATCAACAAGGCAAGGAAAAAGTTCGGTCTCTAATTTAAATATATCTTCAACATCTTCGTGATACATTTGTTTTTTCATCTCTTGCCAAAGCTTTAAAGTTAGATTTGCATCTTGTTCAGCATACTCACCTACATACATAGCAGGTAATTTGTACATCTCAGACTTAGGATCTACTCCCCAAAGCTCTGCTGTTTCCTTCAATACAGCCTCATTTTTGCCTATTCCTAGGTAATCACGACCCATAGAGCCTAAATCGTATCGAAAGCGATTCTCGTCCACGAGAGAGCCAGCAATCATGGTATCTACGATAGGTCCATTAATTTTAAGTCCTGCAGCCTTAATAAAACATACGTCATACATGGCGTTGTGAAATATCTTTGTTGCTGGTGTATTTAATACATCTTGGAACCACTTTAGAACCATTCTAATATCCATATTACCACCACCTTCGTGTGCTATTGGATAATACCCAGACCAGCCTTCAACAGCCACAGCTATCCCAACTATTTTACTTCTGCCTGTAATAGAACCTGAACCCATAGTTTTAAGATCTGGGTCTTTAGTTTCTAAGTCAATTGAGATCTCATCATATTTTAATAGATTAGGAAAATCTTGTGGAGGTAACCACTCAGTCTGTGGTTTAAATATCTGTTTCATAATCCCTCGCTATTATCATTTCTATAAAATGTATTGCTTTTAATAAATCTTGTTTCTTTCCTTTGTCTCTATGTCTTATTATATATTTTATAGCACACCCTTCTGGATATAACAACTCATTCTCAACTACAAACTTGCTAGGCTGTATTTTATATTTTTGATAATGTGATCCTCCGTGTTGCTTGTCCCATACTTTAGATGTCATATGCTTTTTTCCTTTGTGGTTCGATTATAAATAAATTGTTTTCTGTTCTTGTACATGCAACATAAAATAATCTGTGTGTGTCGTCTTGATTTTTTTCATAATCAATAAACGCTGCATTTGACAAGTCTGTCGTTACAACTACATTCTCTCTTTCGTTACCTTTTACTCCATGTATTGTAGAAATACTTATTCTTGGGTCTTTGGTTAAATCTTCTCCTGTCTTCATTAGTTTTGTTATTTTTTTTATATCTTCATCACCTAATTCATCTAGTGCTTCTTGCCAATCTGCTTCTGTTTGTAAACCATATTTATTTTTTAAATCATCAATGCTATAAAATTGGTCCTTAACCATAGCTTTAAATAATTTTTTGTCCCAATTTTTATTCATTTTATTAAATATTTTTTTACAATCGTTAAAATGCATAGGTATACCTGTTTTTAATTCATCCCACTTCTGTATAATTTCGTATATATTTTTAACTCTTGGTGTTGCTTTTCTTCTTTGCCAATACAATCCTTTCTCATCTAATACATCACCTATGTCACTTAACATATAGTTTGCTGTAGCTAACACTAACCACTCACCTTTTGTAAAATCTATTTCATGTAGACTTTGACAACGTCTTACAGATCCCTCTTTTTCTTTTGGATAATATTTTTTTGATACTCTGTTTTTAACTTTGTTAATAATTTTGTTTGCAAGTTCAAAAGGTTTTTGTGGCACCCTATGTGATTGTTCTAATATTTTTCTTGTGCCTTCTAAATTTATAAATGTATTTACATGTGCACCATTCCATTTATAAATACCTTGGTCATCATCTCCTGCAATAAAAGAATCTGTTGCTGACTCTTCTATTCTTCTAACTAATTTCCATTGTATTAAACTTAAATCTTGTGCTTCGTCTACAAACATAACTCTTAATTTTGGTGTATCACCGCTATTTAAAAATTTTTCTATCATGTCTGGAAAGTCAACTAGACCATGTTCTGTTTTATATCTTTGTAATTCTTCTGATATAATTTTTAATTTATTTAATGATATTTTTTGATTATCTGTCAGATGATAATATTTTACAGGATCTATTTCTTTTGATCTTGCTATGTTTATCAATTGTATGTAAGGATTTTTTGAATAAAAAACACCATCATGGTCTTCATCCTGTTGTGTTCCTTCTATTTCTATTCCCATCTTTTCTCCTAGCTCTTTGTAATGTTTTTCTTTCATAACCTGGTCTCTACTTAAACCAAGTTGATTAAAACAAAATGAATGTAAAGTTTGAAAGTATGTAAGATCATCTAGCATAGATAATCTAAATTTAGTTGCAGCTCTTTCTTTTCCTTCTATCGCTGCATTTTTACTAAATGTAAAATATCCAATCTTATCAGGTTCAGTTGTTTCAAGAAATTTTTCTATATGTTGCAAAAGAGTATGTGTTTTACCTGTGCCTGGTGGTCCGTATATGATTGTTCTCATTAATAATTATCCCTCTTAAATGGTTTTGGTTTATATGTTTCTTCTTTTTTATCAAATCTAGATACAACAAATACAGATAGTTTGTGTTTACCTACACGTTTAGTTGTACAGTTTAAATTATCTTTTAACATTTGTGATGTCCTTTGGTATGGCACCTTCCAATGTTTTCTTGAAAGATAGTTGTGAAAGAAGTTATCAAATACAAAATGGTGATAACCCTCTTTGGTATATGTACCACCATTTTTTAAATCTTCGTAATCGTCTTTTTGTATTCTATTTACACAATAATCTTCTAAATAATTTTTTAATATATCTTTTGTGCCTGTGCCTTCTGCAGGTTCTGTTACCTCTGCATTTTCTAATAATATATTTGTAAGTTTTTTCCAGTCGTTTGTTTTTAAAGTTGGTGGATTAAATCTTAATTGTTTAACACACTCTTCTTGAAATAAACTTTGATTTGTTAAATGTTTTGCAGAGTCAAGATACAGTCTATCTCCATCGACATTCATGTAATAGTATGGTTCTTCCAATGCAACAACCTGTAGGTCTGTGAGATTAGGAAATGTAATTTCTTGCCCTATACCAAATTTTCTAGTCTTACATAATTTTTTATCACATAAGCTACACATAGGCTGATCATTACATTTATATCCCCAGTCTTTTTTCTCGTGTTGTTTTGTTATTATATTTACTTCTATATCTGACAATGGTTGTGCCATTGCAGACTCATTAAATAATATTAATTTTGTTTTCCAATTTTCTGGCCATTTAGATTTTGCATACACACCATAATGAAACAATGCATTGTTTCTACCACCCTCTGTAACTTTGTTTTGCACCATGAGTTCTACACATGGTGGACCATCAGAGTATGGTGTCTCTGGTCTTTTAACTTCTATTGTGCTGATGTCTTCTTGTTTATATCTTTCTACTAACTCAAAAAAACTGTCTAGTGTAGCAGCTTCACCATTCTCAAGGAAGGCATATCTTGTTGTATTACTACAATTAAAATATGGTAAGTTAAGAAAATTTCCTGTATCATCTTTTGATTTTAATTCACGTTGTTTTGGAAAAACTTCTGATCCACCATAACCTAATACAGATCTAATCTCATTTAATTTATCTTGCATTAAACTTGCTGATACATAGTCTTTTGTAAATAAAAATACGTGTGCACCACCAGACTTTGATCTACATACTACCAGTGGTAATTTAAATTGTTTAATTTTGTTTATAAGTTTTTGATGGTCAAAACCTGCATAAGAGTCAATATCTATGCATCCCCATTTACATTTGTTATCATCGTTAATTGGTATAACGCCTAAACTATCTTTACCCTCTAAATGTTTTTGCCATAATTCGTTTGTGACTGGTTCTCTCTTAACAAAGGATTTACCTTTTACCTTTGTACCATT